CTGTAACTGGATTCCAGGATACAGCAGCAGCATCATTCCACTCATTCTTGTGGGATAACGCAGGCGTAACTGTAGCAATTACATACGCACCACACGGAAACGCAGTAGCAACTGCAGCACAACCACACTTCACAGCAACTGGTTATGCAGAAGTTGTTCCAGCACTTGGTGGAGCAGCAGGTGAGTTCTTCACCTATGATTTAAACTTCATTCTTGACGGCAAGCCAACAAGAGTAGAGTCCTAATTAGGTTGCTATGGCAGTAGTAATAAAAGGTTTGGTTGAAGCCCAAACTGCAATCAGAAGATTCGCAGAAGAAGCAACTAAACTGGAGAATACAAACAGAGACTTAGGTCAAAAGATTGCTTCTCGTGCTACTGCCTTAGCGCCAAGACTAACTGGACAACTTGCAGGTTCCATTGGATATGACGAAATAGAAGGTGGAGTTCAAGTTTATGCAGGTAGTCAAACAGTTCCTTATGCAGGAGTAACTGAGTATGGATGGCCACAAAGGGGCAGGGCAGCAAAACCATTCTTAATGCCTGCAGCAAGGGAATACACTGGACAAATAGTTCAGATATATGAAAATGGAATACAGCAGTTAATAGGTAAATATAACTTACAGTAATGGAGGCAGAAATGCAAAACGATTTAATGGATACACTCAAGTGGTCAGAATTGGCTGCTATTGAAGAATATTTAGATACCCCCATGGATCAATGGGAACATGCATCATCAAAAGCAAAATTAGCCTTTGCAATGCAATATATGATGGCTAAGCGAAACAACCCAGGGCTTACAATAGAGCAAGCAGAAACTATGACTATCAAGGAATTGACAGACATGGCTGGAGTAGAAGTATCACTCCCAAAAGAGGGTACTTCAGTCTAACCACAATGGCCAAATTCTGTTTAAGTACAGGATTTGAACCAAATGTATTTTGGGATTTGACTTACTCAGAATACTTAGCGATTGTGGAGGAACTTAACAGGAGGAATGCTTAGTGGCACAAAGAATTACGGTTGATATTGTTGCAGAAACGGCTCAACTTCGTGCAGGACTTGAACAAGCAAACCAACAGTTAAGTGGTTTACAGGCTGGAGTCAGCAAGATAAATCAAGTCACCTCCGCAGTCGCTGGTATTGGTGTGGCTGCTGCTGGACTTAGCAAGGCAACTGGATTTATTACTCAGGCTGCAGATGCAGCATCAGATCTTCAAGAAACAACATCTAAGGTTGGTCAAATCTTTGGAGATGCTGCTGATGAGGTTTTAAAGTTCTCTGAAGGCACAGCAAAATCAATTGGTCAGTCCTCTCAGCAGGCATTAGACGCTGCAGCAAACTTTGGTATTTTTGGTAAGGCTGCAGGGTTAACAGGAAAAGATCTGGCAGACTTCTCAACCGATTTTACGGTACTTGCATCTGACTTGGCATCTTTTAACAACACCTCGCCACAAGACGCTATAAATGCCCTTGGAGCCGCTTTAAGAGGTGAATCTGAGCCACTGCGTAGATATGGTGTGCTTTTAAATGAAGATGCCCTTAAGGCTGCAGCATTAAGTTTAGGTTTAACCAAAGCAAATGTAAATGTAAACAAAGTTGCATTAGCACAAGCAAAGGCACAGAAGGCTGCAAAAGCCTATGCTGATGCTGTTGGAAAGGCTGGAGAAAATTCAGCAGAAGCAGCAGAAAAGCAAGCATTGCTACAAAAAGCACAAGATGACTTGCAAAAAGCAACAAGCGGTATGAATGAAAAACTTACCCTATCACAAAAGATCCTTGCTGCTCAATCATTAATTTATGAACAAACCACAGACGCTCAGGGTGACTTTGCAAGAACATCAGATGGTTTGGCTAACTCACAAAGAATTCTTGCAGCCACCCAAGCAGATTTAAATACAAATCTTGGACAAACATTCTTGCCAATTATGCAGCAAGTAACCAAAATTGTTCAAGTTGCTGTTGATATTTTCACAGCATTGCCAGGACCAATTCAAACATTAGTTGTAGGCTTTGGACTTCTTGTTGCAACAATTGGACCACTTATTATTCTTATCAACTCAGTAAAGACTGCTCTTGTTGCGTTAGAAGTGGCCAAATTAGCATCTGCTGCTGCTGCGGGTATAGCAACAGGAGCCACAACATTATTAAGTGCTGCTTTAACTGCCCTGCCAATTATTGCAGTTATTGCATTAATAGTTTTATTAGTTAAGAACTGGGACACAGTTACAGAAGTTGTAGACAAAGTTTGGGAAAAGATTAAAGACTTTGGTGAATGGATCTGGCCATTTATTAAAGGTGCATTTGATAAAGTTATTAATACAGTAAAAGAGACATGGGATTCTATTTATAATAAGATTAAGGATGTTGCGGAAGCAGTTATTAATTGGCTTACAGAAAATTGGCCTAAGATTTTGGCGGTACTTACAGGACCATTTGGACTATTAATTGCATTCTTAGTAACTCATAAAGAAGAAGTAGTTAATAAGATTAAAGAAATTTGGGAAAAAGTTAAAGAAATAGCGACTACAGTTGTTACAGCATATAAAGATGCTGTCCTTGGAATATTTAATACTCTAAAAGAAAAGATAACAGAAAATCTTGCAAGCATCGCTGCCATTGGTGAGATTATTTGGACTAACATAAAAGAAAAAGCAGTTGAGATTGTCACATCAATTCTTACTACTCTTGGAGAACTTTGGGATAGCATTGCAAGTCTTGTAGTAAAAATTGTTACAGGAATGAAAGATTCAATTGTTGCGGTATGGAATAAATTAAGAGATGTAACAACAAATGTATTTAATGGAATTAAAGAAAAGGCATCAGAAATTTGGGCCAACATTAAGGATTACATCATTGGTGTAGTTAAAAATGTGCTTGAAAGATTCTCAACTGTTCGTTCACAAATGATTGAAGTTGGTAAGGATATTGCCAGAGGTATTATTGATGGTCTTCTAAATATTAGAGGATGGTTCGTAGATAAACTTACTCAATGGGTTAATGACAATATCCCCGCAGTTATTCGTAAAGTATTGCAAATATCATCGCCATCAAAGGTTATGGCTGAGATTGGAAGCAATATGGTGCAGGGACTTAATCAAGGATTAAACACAGTAAGTCCTTCTTCTATTCCATCATCAACTAAGGCATCATCACCAGTAAATATTACAATAAATGCAGGACTTGGAACAGATCCAGTTTCTTTAGGCAGAGAAGTGCAAAAGGCACTTAGAACTTATGGGAAATACAATATAGTATGAGAATAAGTGAAACAGTAACAGTAGAGATTAAAGATAACGGAACCTGGGAAGATTACTCAGAGGGAATTCTTGGCGTATCAGTTTTGCGTGGGGTTTTAGGTTATGAAGCACTTTGGGAAACTCCAGAGGCTGGTGTATTAACAATAACAACCAGAAATCCAAATGTAGATCCATATGTAAATCCTGCAGTAAGAATGGGTAGAGAGATTAGAGTTAAGGCAAACTCTAATGTTTTATTTACAGGCAGATTAACTGATATAAATGTTGATTATCAACCAAAGGGTGATCCACAGATAACTACTCTAATTGCCGTTGACATGATCGGTCAAATGTCTCTACATGCATTAAGCGATGGCTTTACAGAACAACTTGGTAGTTCCATGGATATATTTGCAATGTTTCAAGAATTAAATGGAGAAATTGTTGGCTGGAGCAATCCTTTTAGAGAAAGCGGATTTTTGTGGCCAGGTAATGCTTCTGGAGTTACTGCATCAGGCTCAACCGCATTGTCAGTTGCAAAAATATTGGCGCAAACAGCAATTCAATTTTTCTATGCAGATAGAAATAATGATGTTTATTTATATAATAGAATTAACAAAAAACAAAATGAAGAATCAAAGATTCAATTTGATTCAAGGGGTGGAGCAACATCTTATAGAGAAATAGAATTAACAGATAATTTTGAAGTATTAACAAATCAGTTGTCAATAAGAAATCAAGGATATAACACAAATGTAATTCCTTTATACACAAATTCATATTCTGTTGGAGAATGGGGACAGTCAAAGAAAGATTTTAGAGTTCAGATTAGTGGATTGCCAGCAAGTCAAATAGACATTACTGATGATATTAGAGACGCAATATTTGCGGACTCAGTTCATCCATCAAGAGAAATATATTCAATAACTTGGGATGCTTCTTTAGAACCTGATTTAGCATCAGAAATAGATATCTTAGATAATGTTTTTATATATCATCAAGTTGATCCAGAAGATATTGCAAGAAAGTACGGAGTAATTGGAATTGAACACGAAATTACAGATGATGATTGGCAAGTTAAATATTATTTAAAGAATCACTTTGTTTATGACACAAACTTTCCTGTGCCAGTAGTAACTTCAGATCATCCCCTTGGCGGTACAATTAATGATGACATTACATTAAGCATTTCAAATATAGATGATATAGAGACAACAAGTGCAACATATGCATGGAAATATGCAGCAGGAACAACAGGAAATACTGTTGGCTCTACATTTTCTACTGCTGAAAGTCCAGTACTGGATTATGCTCTTGCAAATGTTGGAATAAAATATATTACTTGTACAGTCACAGATTCTTATGGCTTTGTTAAAACAAGCGCCCCATATGTATTAGAAATTTTTGGTGCAGCACCTACAGCAGTAACAACTTCTTATACTATAAATCCTAACGATACTGCAATTTACACATTTACTGCTACAACTACTGAAGCAACATCTTATACATTCCATTGGGGCGATGGTACAACATACACAACAACTAATAATCTTGCTACACATAGGTATGATACAGAAGGTACAAGAGATGTTTATGTAGTTGCAAGCAATGCTTATGGAAGCACTACAAGCCCTACTACAACTATTGATGTTGAGTTTTTGCCATTTCCAACAGCAGAAGTTGGAACATTCCCATTAAGATATGTTGTTATATCTCATCCTGCACAAAATATGGCAGGTCCTTCAACAATTACTCCTGGCTTTGGAAGATTGCAATTAAATACATCAAATGCACCAGCAGGAAGTCCATCAACAGATCCACAGGTAAATCGTTCATTAATTGGTTCTTGGGAAATAAATAAAAATTATGAACCATATTCAACAGTTACTGGAAATAATCAATATGTTGTAGGTAATCCAGCAAAGATAAATCTTCAGTCTCAACCAGAATGGACTGACTGGTGCTATTTTACAATGCCATTCTCAGGAACATTTTCTTTTAGTACTGTTTTTGATATGGGTGCTACATTTTATGATATTAAAGATATAAGACTTACTTTTAAGAATTTAAATACAACTTCAAGTATTGGAAATACAACATTTAATGTTTGGATAACAGATAACATTGAAGATGTTTTTGATTTTAATACATCAAACTTTTGGAAAATAGGAACATTATCATCAGGCACAATACCAGCAAATGGTACTGTTCAGGCATCAATTGTTCCATTATCTTATATTTCATTGCCTTTAGATGCTGAACCATTCCCTAACTTTACATATACTGTTGGAAATAGCAGTGAAAATATTACTGGAGACAAATATACATTCTCAACTGATGACTTCTTAACTTCAGCATATCTTTGGAATTTTGGAGACGGTAATACATCAACATTACAAAACCCAGTACACATTTATACAACAAGCGGTAGCAAAACAGTTACATTAACAAAATATGATGAATATGGAAATCCACACTCATCTTCTCAAACATTTACTGTAAATAGAGTTGCTGATCAAATAGGAACATTCCCAGTAAGATATATCAAATTAAAGCAAAATCCATTTACATCAAGTGGAACCACTGTTGCTTCACAACAATTTTCTCCTATGATTGGTGGCTTATTTGCAAAAACATCAGCAACAAATCTTGATAGAATATTTAATAAAAATGCAACATCTTATACTCAATTACCTTCTTCTATACCAATTAAATGGATGGATAGAAGAAGCACAGACATAGAAGTTATCCCAACAGCAAGTTCTCCATCTTTAGGTTCACTAAATGGAATTGCAGTTTTTCCACGCAATTCATTAACAGTAGGATATAGCCAAACTTCGTGGGATGCATCTGGACTTTATCCAATGCGAACAAATATTGGTGATAGTGGAACAACAGAATGGGAAATGGTATTTGATTTAACTACTCCTCGCTATGATATTTATAGTATTGGATTTAGAGTAAATAGGTCAAACTTGTTAGGTCAAACATCAACAAATGCAAAACCATCTTATGAAATTTATTTTTCATCAGATAATATTAATTGGATTAAAGTAGCAAACGCTACTGTTCCATCAACAATGTCAAACTCAGGAACTAATGGATGGTATTCAGTAAACATCAATACTGTTTCAGGAGTAAATTTGCCATTAGATATATAGAATTCCATAACTGCCTCATGGAATAGCAAACCCACCCAAGTGTTTAACAATATAGGGTGGGTTTGTTTTAATTAATCTTTGATTTCTTCAATTACCGCTTCAACAATTTCAGCAACTACCTCAACCTGGGTTTCAGGTTCAGCAACTACTTCTGCTTTCTTTTCCTTAACTTTAGGACGCTTGCGGTCATAATCCCAATCTTTGGCAGGGATTAATTTGCCTTCATAATACACTTTCTTAGCCATGCTTATCCTCCTTCTGAGAGAGTATGGAGTAGATATCATCTACCCGCTTTTCAAGTCTACTGACCTGATCTTTGATGCTTGAGCCAGAATTAGGCCTTAGTTCTACAAGAAACTTGCTTACTATCCATTTAATTAATGCAAAATTAGCCCCCATAATAGAAACCATCCCAGCAGCGATGGCAGCAATAATCTCAGCACTCAACATACCTATAGTTTACAATATATGTAGATTCACCTTGGAGGTCTTATGGACATTTTAGATTTACAGCCCCCTACAATAGAATGGCGGGTATACAGAAACGACACATCCCCAATGACAATATTGTTGGCAGATGCAGATGGAAATGCACTTGATGTATCAGATTGGGATTTTGAGGGTAAAGTTAGAGAATACCCTGCAGATTCAACAGTAATTACAACATTAGCAATAGTAAAGAATGAAAATGTTCTGACTATTGAACTTGACAATTCAAGCCTTCCATTAATTAGTTTCTTTGATATCCAAGGTACAAATAGCGTAAATGCTAAAGTCTCCACTGTCCTTAGAGGACAAATCTTTATTGAAGAGGATATAACACGATGACCATTTCAACAATATCAACAGGCAAAGTGGAGATTGTTACACCATCCACAATTAAAGTTTTAGCAACAGGATTAGAAGTTGTTGCAGGTCCACAGGGACCAACAGGGCCAACAGGTCCACAAGGTGCAACAGGTCCTCAAGGGCCTGCAGGGCCTACAGGAGCCACTGGAGCGACTGGACCCAC